GCGCTGAGGCGACTGTGACCTTTTACGTTGAGGGCGACACCAGCGGCTCACATACGTTGAGCGGCAGCGCGATTGTCACCAGCCGCACGATCAACAGCTCGTTTGATGGTATGGTTGAGGCGTCGCTCTCGCTGCAGGGCAATGGCGCTCTGACTGAGAGCACTGTTTAATGCCTGCCAAAAAGCCAGCTCGGTCGTCTGTCATCTCGCGGGCGACCGAGCATTTCAAAGCTAAGCCGCTCAAGCGCATCGAGGTTCCCGAGTGGGGCGAGTATGACGACAACGGCGACCTAGTTGAGCCGCTGGTCGTTTACTCAACGCCGTTTACGCTCAAGGACCAGTCGCGCATTCGGTATGTGGCTGAGAAGCAGAGCGAGGTCGATGTGCTGGCCGAGGTTCTCGTGATGAAGTTAATCGACGAGAATGGCGACAAGGTTTTTACCATTGAGGACAAAAACGCATTGCGCAACAGCGTCGATGCGTCGGTTGTTTCGAGAATTGCGACGACGATCATGTCGGTCAGCGAGGTTGATCTCGAAAAAAACTAAAGGACTCGGCGGATCGAAAGTTCCGCTTTATCCTCGCTGAGATGCTCGGTCGCACTGTCGCCGAGCTAGAGGAGGACATGACCGTCGAGGAGTTTGTAGAGTGGTCGATCTTCCTGCGCCTGCGGCAAGAGGAGCAGGACCAGGCGCGAAAGGAGGCCATTAACAATGGCAAGCGAAGTTCTCAAGCTAATCTTCCGGGGCCAGGACGACACCAGTAAGGCGGTCCGATCACTCCGCACCAATCTTGATAAGGCGCAAAAGGGCATTGACAGCGTCAAGCGTTCGCTTGGCGGGATGACCGGCGCCATTGGCGCGGCTGCAGGTGTGGCTGGTCTCGGAGCGCTCGCCAAGAGCGCGCTTGATAGCGCCGACAAGCTAGGCAAGATGTCGCAGACCTTGGGCACGTCAGCCAGCGAGCTAGCATCGCTGCAACTGGCGGCCAATTTTGCCGGCGTTGAAACCGAAAAATTCAACAAGCTAATGCAGACCTTCCAGAAGCGCGTCGGTGAGGCGGCCGACGGCACTGGGCAGGCAAAAGCCACGCTGGATAAGTTCGGCATTAGCGCGCAGTACCTGGCGTCGCTTCCGCTCGATCAGCAGCTCGCGCTCATTGCCGACGAGTTTAAGAATCTCAAAACCCCAGCAGAGCAGGCGGCTGCAGCGGCAGACCTGGGCAGCAATGCATTCATAAAAATGATTCCGCTATTGCAGGGTGGCTCTGATGGTTTGCGCGACGTTTTGCGCAGCTTTAAAGCGATGGGCTTAGAGATAACAGACAATCAGATCGATGCCATTGAGGACTTTAACGACTCAATGACTAAGCTGCAGGCGATTATCACGACGGCCATGATTAAGGGATTGGCTGATGCGGCGCCTGTTATGCAAGATTTTACTGACAGAGCCGCAGAGATGGCGGTGCCGTTGGTTGGTGATTTGTTTGATGGACTTGAGTACATACTAAACAACATTGACAAAATAACATCCGGTATAAAAGCGTTTTTACTTGCAATGGCTGTCAGTAAGGCTGTGGCATTTGCATCGGGTGTTGCAGCAATAGCGACAGCGCTTTCTGCGACGCTACCAGCGCTTGCTGCTGTTCTGGGTCCAATTGGATTGGTGGTTGCGGCTGTAGCAGCGGCTACTGCTGGGTATTTGTTATTCAAAGAGGAAATAGACTCTTTAGTTTCTAAAATTCGCAACGAGTTTTTAGGCGCTATTGATAAATTAGGACGCGCCTTCAGCTCGATCACCCGCATATTCGGCGACAACGACGACCAGCTCAAAAAGAACAACAAGACGACCGGCGACGCGACTGACGAAACCGATGGGTTAACGTCATCGATCGACGACCTGCAGGAAATTGTCGTCACAGCTAATCGGCGCCCGCTGCCGGACTTTGCTGAAAACGTCGACAACATTGCCGATAATGAAAAGAAGGCGGCGCTTGAAACCGACGAATTCCGCGAAGCGATTGAAAAGCTACAGAAGGCGGCGCGCACTGGCGCCGATGATATAAAGGACTTTGACAAAGACCTGGCTGACTTTGAGAAAACCGTCGCTAGCACCACAGCTACCCAAGAGGAGTTGGATGAGGCTATTCGCAACAGCATCGAGGGGCTGACCGGCGTTACCTTTGAACAGCGCGAGCTGCGCGAGGAAATCGCCAAGGTTGAGCGTGCGCTTGAGGTTGTCAATGATCGCTTTGGCGAGAATAGCGAGGAAGCGGTTGTCCTGCGCGATCGCTTAAAAGAGCTCAACGTCGAATATTTAGAGTCGCTTGAACAGCTCGGCAGTCTGACCAAAGAGCAGCAGGTATTTATCGACAAGCTCGCCGATACTGACGAAAAGGCGGCTGAGCTCAAGGCGCGCATACTGGTGTTGTCAGATGCCTACAGCAATGGGCGTATTAGCGGCGAGGAGTATGCAGACTCGGTTGGGCGCATCAACCAAGAGCTGCAAGACCTAAAAGAAGAAGGGCTTAAAGGCACCAGAGAAACGATCGACGGCGTATTCAGCCGCGAATCGGTCGAGGATTTTATCGCTGCTATTGGCAAAGGTGGCGATGCTGACAAGGCGCTAGGCGAGCTGGCCGACTCTATGCTTGGCAGTGGCGGTACACAGGCAGCCATCAACGACTGCTTTGGCGTTAAGCCGGTACAGGATTTTGGTCAGGGCATCCGCGACCTATTTACCGGCAACGGCTCGCCGCTTGGCGCGTTTGAAAGCGCTCTCGGTTCCTTGAGTAGCGCTCTGGGCGATTTCTTCCGTGATGGCGAGTTCAAGTTCTCGGCATTCAAAGATGCCATTCTCGACGCTTTGGCAGACATAGCAGCCGGCGCTGTCGCATCGGTCGGTATTAACTTCCTCAAAAACCTAATACCAGGGATCAACAGCGGCGGCATGATCGAGGGCTACGCGACCGGCGGGCGAGTGACCGGGATGGGCGGACCCAAAGAGGACAAGGTGCTCGCGCGGCTATCGCCCGGTGAATACGTCATTAATGCGGCGACCGTCAGCAAGTTTGGCGCCAGCTTCTTTGACCAGATCAACAGCGGCAAGATGCCGGGGTTTGCTGTTGGGGGGATGGTAGGCGGCTCTACGATGGGATGGGGTGGCGGCTTTTCATCATCGGACGGCGACTTTTTCGATCGTTTGCTGGACTGGTTTATAAGCCAAAGACAGACAGAGATACAAGACCTGATTGCCGATAGAGGCGATCGATTAGAGAACGACATAGGGCAGATTATCAGCAAGGTCACGTCGGCGGTCGTAGGTGCGGCTGATGAGGTCGGCAGGCGTGTAGGGTCGCCTGATATATTTGATAGCGGCTACCGTACCAGTGTAATTGATGACATTTTAGGCGGAATTTTGAGCGGAGCTTCGGCGGCCAAGATAGTTGGTGCTGAAGAGGGATTTTCCCGTGGCGATCTTTATCGCACACTGCTTGACGCAATGCTTGGCGCCACGCAAAACCTGCAGACGCAGACAATTGATTTCAACATGGACGATGTGGTCGCACGCCTATTTAACAGCGCGCAGGGCGTCGCTGGCGGCTCTCTGACGCTCGCAGCTCGCGAGATGGGCGGCCCGCTAGAGCGCGGTCAGCCGGCGCTGGTGGGCGAGGGTGGGCCAGAGCTGTTTATACCCGGACGCGGTGGTACGGTTTCGCCGATCACTCGCGATGGCGCGCAGGAGCTGGTCGGTGCAGTGCACGAGGTACGCGACGAGATCAGTGACTTGCGGCGCCAATTCAGCCGCGCACTGTCAGGCGGTCAGCTCGCAGGCGGGCGCGGCTAATGGTCGCGCAGACCTTACAAGAGCTGGTCGAAAATCCCTATGTAGCCAAAAGCTATATAGTGGTACTCAAGCCGTATGACTTTGACACCAGCGCGGAGACGACGATTTACCTTAGCGATCGCGGTTATGTGTCATCGCCCAGCGAGTCGCCAGCGAATACCTATTACGAACCACGAGTTATTGAGGCGCTCAATTTCCAGCGCTCAATGTTTGGCTCGGGTCGCGTTGGCGGTCAGTCGGTGCCGTCATTTGGGCAGATCGTGCTCGCCAATGCCGATGGCGGTCTTGATGCGTTTGCCGAGTATGCCTGGGACAATCGCAGCGTTGAGGTATTTGTCGGTGAGAAGGGCGGCGATCTGTCGGAGCACTTTAAGATATTTGCAGGACAGTCAAAGTCGGTCGAGTTCGATGACCTTGAGGTGCGCGTTATCCTGCGCGATGGGCAAGATAGGTTCTCGCGCACGTTCCCACCAAACAGCTACGCGGGCACTGGGGGCACTGAGGGCTCAGCGATCATGGAAGGCTTGCCCAAGCCGATTTGTCTAGGCGAGGTCTACAACATCACGCCGGTGCTGGTCGATGAGGCTAACGATGTCTACCAAGTGCACGACGGCCAGATCGAGGCGATCGATGCGGTTTACGAGAACGGCAAAGCCATAACCGGCTATACAGCCGATTTAACTAACGGGCGATTTACTTTGAACAGCGGCGGCGGTGGCGGTGGTGGAGGAGGCGGTGGTGGTGGTGGCGGTGGCAATGTAGGTATCATCACGGCGGACGTAAAAGGCGCCAAGCCAAGCGGCAGCTACAAGTCGAGCGTCGGCGAGATCATTCGATTTGTGGCAAGCGAGTATGCTGGGTTTTCTGACCCGGCTGACATGATACAA